AGTAACTTTTTTATTAGTGACAGCTAATGTCCATAATTTTTTAGCCTGTTGAACTATTTTTTCCATAGTTTCCTCCTTGTTTATTTTATTGTACCCCAATTTGGTCCGCATTCATAGTCTACTTTGTTAGGAACTTCAAGAGAAACTGCATCTTCCATAATGTTTTTTATGTGTTCCGCTTGCTGTTTATCCTTGACAGATATATCTAATTCATCATGCACTTGTATATGAGGAATGATTCCTTCTTTATGTAATTCTATCATAGCCTTCTTTGTCATGTCAGCTGCTGATCCTTGTATCAATTTGTTTAATGCTTTGTAAGTATAAGCTCTCTTGATCCCTGGTCCGTGTTCCATGAGCGCTTGTTCGTGAGGTAATGCTTTATGAATCCCGAATTGATTTGGTTCCCACAAATGGAAACGACAAAGACGACCTAAAAGAGTTCTTACTTTTCCGGAATCTTCTGCACGACTCGTTACATTTGCCATCAGTTGTTTTACGAATGGAACTTTATTGTGATATTTTTTAAATAATTCTTCAGCCTTATCTTTACTAATTCCTAATTCTGCTTGTAATTTATTTTTTCCCATACCATAAAATAATCCGAGATTGATAGTCTTAGCTTGTGATCGAGGTATCTCTGCCATATCAGCAACAATGGCATGAAAATCTGCATCACCTTCCTTGTAAGCTTCCAATACTTCATTAACTCCATACAAACCCTGTAAAGATGCATAATGCACTACCAGACGAGGCTCTTGCTGAGAATAGTCAAAACAACCCCATGTATGGCCTTCCTCGGGTATAAATAGAGCCCTAATCCGTGGGCCGAGATCCTTGTTCCGTGCTGGGATTTGCTGGAGGTTCGGGTTAGAATAACTAAATCTTCCCGTTACTGTTCCTCCATTATCTCCTCGTAATTGGTTAATTTCTGCGTGTATTCTCCCCTTGTGAGAATGTTTGATTATGGTATCAATGAAGGTGGTATGGGCCTTGTTTATTTCACGAGCCCGGGCAATGTGTTTCACTAGTGGGTGGGGGTGATTCACTAAAAAATTTTTAGTAAAGGAAGGAGCAGATGTTTTTTCAGTTCTATCGTAGTCTAGTTTTAGCTTATCAAAAACTTGTGCGATGCTTCTTGCAGCCCATATTTGAACATCTACTTGTGTTTCTTTTTTTATTTCTTGGAGCGATTGCTTTTCTTGGTCTACTAATATTTTTTTTAATTTATGAGCAGCTTCAACGTCTACTCGAACGCCTTTAAATTTCATATCAACTAAACAAGGAAACAATTCTGTTTCCATATCCATAATTGAATTAAGGTCTTGAAGATTAATTTCTTTTTTAAGTTCTTGCCAAAGTCCTAAAGTTATTTCTGCATCTCTTTCTGCATATGCACCAACATAAATGGCAGGTAGTTTATACATTTCTGCCTTGGCGTCAACACCCCAACTCTTTGCAGCTTCATATAATTCTGTTTCATTCTTTCCTTTTCCAGTGTATCTTTTAGAACAGTTGTTTAAGTCATAGCGCATTTGATTTTCATCAACAAGGGCCGATGCAATCATCGTGTCTACAATTTTACCGCTGATACTTAAACCTAACGCGCGTATCCAACACACGTCATACATGGCGTTGTGAAATATTTTCGTTGCTGGTGTATTTAATACATCTTGAAACCATTTTAAAATTTTGGTTTTATCCATATTGCCACCACCTTCATGACCAAAAGGAAAATAAAGTGCTCCAGCTTTTACAGCCACAGCTACGCCTACAACTTCTCCTACTCCTACCACAGAACCCGAACCTCTATTAATATTTAAATTAGGATCTTTAGTTTCTAGATCTATTGCTATTTCATCGTATTTGGATAAATCAGGAAAGCTTTCTGGTGGTATCCATTCTGTTTGCGGTGTAAAGAGAGGTATCTGCATCATATGGTATAGAACGTATATTTTAATGTTAGTTCTTCTCCTTCTTTAATATTTTTTATTGTAATTAAACCCCACTGTTTAAAATCATGATTATATTTTTCATTAGGAAGATCACTTAAGTGATTCCATTGTTGACGAGTTAATAAGGAAGATGATTTAACACAATTAGGTGTATCAGAATGATTAAGAAATCCACCTAAAGGAGTACGAAGAATAAGTTTCCCTAATTCTAAATGAGTCATACCTAAATTAGTTTGTTCAGAAATATCTTCTTTAGCAAATATACCATAGTCATGGATTTTTGATTTATTAATAATTAAATTATTAGGTAATGGTTTATACATCAGGATAATCTCTATCGATCGCCATCTGGCAGTAATGAATTGCTTTTTCCAAATCTTGCTTTTGTCCTTTCTGCTTGTGTCTGCACAAATATTTTATAGCGTTTCCTTCCGCAAAAGGCAAATTGTTTTTATTTATAAATTCTGAAGGTTGAATCTTCATTGATGCATAATGAGATCCTCCGATTTGTTTTTTGTAGACGTCGCTCATACTACAAATGATTTTTCAGAGCGCTTTGGTTCTATAATATGTAAATTTTCTTTTGTTCGTGTTGCACCCACATAAAATAATCTATTTTCATCATCGGGATTTTTTTGATATGTTTCTAAAGTAGTTTTAGTAAGATCAGTTAAGAGAACTACATTCTCACATTCACCGCCTTTAGCTGCGTGTATTGTGGATAGTTCTATTCTTGGTTTTTTATTTAAGTGCTCCCCATTCTTTCTCATTTTTCTTAAATAGTTTATTTTTTTAGAGCCTACATCATCCATGGCTTCATACCAAACTTCCTTAGTCTTTAATCCAAAGTCTTTAGTTAATTGATCAATGCCATAAAAGGATCCTTTAGCCATACCCTGCATTAACTTTTCATCTCGATGTTCAGGAGACATATGCCCATAAATTTTTTCTATTTGTCTATAAGATAATAACTGTCCTTGACGTAAATGTTCCCAGTCGGTAGCAGCTTCGTGAATGTCCTTCTCATAACCACGTTTATGTCTAGTTTCATAATATAAACCTTTACGGTGTAGAACATCTTCTATTTCTTTTAACATGTGTTTAGTTCGAGCTAAAACCAACCACTCACCAGAAGACATATTTACTGATTCAATATCAAAATGTCTCTTTAGACTCCCTTCACTAGTTCGAGGTTGCCATGTTTTATCTATTCTATGTTTGATTCTATTTATTATACCCATAGCTAATTGATGAACTTTCATAGGTATTCTATGTGATTGAATAAGAGGAAGGTTTATCATTTGATCCTGTAAGGCTATAAAAGAGTCTACGTGCGCGCCAGCCCATTTAAAAATAGCCTGATCATCATCTCCTGCAATAAAAGCATCTTCTGTCTTATTCCAAATAGAGCGAGCCATATCCCATTGCATTAGAGAGAGATCTTGTGCCTCATCAATAAATACAACATCAAATTTTGGGGATTTATCGGATTTAGTAAAATCTAAAATCATGTCATTAAAATCTATTAAGTTATATTCTTTTTTATATCTCTGGAGTTCATTAGAAATAATATGTAGTTTATTGAGTTCTAAATCTTGGGTATGCTCCCGTTTGTTAAACTGTTGGTCTAAAGTAATATTTCTTACTTTAGCTAGATTAATAATTTGTAGATACTCGCTATCGGAAGTAAAAATACCATGATCTTCCTGATGTTCTGCATAAGCTACTGGAAACCCCAGCTTTTTTCCCAAGTCCTTATAATGACTTGATTGCATGACTTGATCTTTCTTTATGCCTAATTTTCTAAATGCTAATGAGTGGAGAGTTCTAAAGTATGGAAGGTCGTCCTCTGTTAAATTAAATTTTTTAATTGCTTCATCTCTGGCATGATATGCCGCTTTTTGTGTAAATGCAAAATAACCTATCTTATCTGGATCAGTTTTTTTTAAATAACCATCGACTTTATTTAATAGTGTAGTTGTTTTTCCTGTACCTGGTGGTCCTAATACTATTGTTTTCAAAATACATCCTTAGGTTTCAGTTCTTTTTGAACATAATCATCTTTTCTTTTGTCAAATTGTTTTACTATAAAGACAGAAATTCTTTCTTTTCCTACTCTTTTTCCATCATCACAATTACAGTGGTCCTTTAACATTTGTGCGGTATGTTGGTAGTTTATATCCCATCGTTGTCTAATTAAAAAGTGAGTGTAAAATTTATTAAATATAAAATGATGATAACCCCCATTATTCCATACACCTCCATTTTTAAGATCAGTAACAGCCGAACCAATATGCCTGTTTAAACAGAATTCTTCTAAATGATTTCTTAACTGGTCAGCTGTTGTTACACCTTCGGGTGCTTCCACAGGTTCGTGATTCTTCATCAATGGGTTTATAATCATGTCCCAATCTGGACCTTTAACTGTTGGTGGTTTAAAATCTAATTGTTCCATACATGCTTCCTGAAATAAACTTTGCTGTTTTAAATATTTAACATTTTCCAGGTGTAAACGTTCACCATCTACGTTTAGATAATAATATGGTTTTTCTAATTTAATTTTTTGCAAATCGGTTAATGCAGGAAACACTATCTCTTCTCCAATACCAAATTTTCTTTCTCTACATAATTTTTTATCACATAAATTACACATTGGAGTATCATTACATTTATAGCCCCAATCTTTTTTATCATGTTGTCTTTTAATTATATCTACTTCTGATTCACTTAATGGTGTAGTTGATGCTTCTATATTAAAGATAGTCATCTTACTTTTCCATTCTGCCGGCCATTTCTTTTTAGCATAAACACCGTAATGAAACATCGCATTATTTCTGCCACCTTCGGGTATTTTATTTATTGCCATAAGTTCTATACACGGAGGCCCGTCAGAAAATTCTGATTGGGGCCTCTGTACTTTTACGAGACCAACATCTAGTTGTTTTACATTATTATAGATCCCATAAAATTCTTCTAAGTTTGCCGCTGTACCATCAGCTTTAAATGCATATCTTGTTGTATCATCACCATTAAAGTATGGTAAGTTAAGGAAATTTCCTGTGTCATCTCGTGATTTTAATTTAATTTGTTTTGGAAATACTTCTGATCCGCCGTAGCCTAGTAGTGTCTTTATTTCTGTAAGTTTATCTCTCATTCTTTCTGCTGATACCGACTCTGTGGTAAACAGGAAGACATGAGCTCCCCCACTCTTTGACCTACATACTACCAGCGGCAGATTAAATTGTTTTATTTTATTAATTAATTTTTTATGATCAAATCCTGCGTATGAATCTATGTCTACACATCCCCATACACATTCATCGTTTTCATTGATTGGAATAATTCCTAAACTTTGTGTTCCCTGTAAATGCATCCTCCACAGATTATCAGTTACTGGTTGACGTACTACAAAAGATTGTCCTTTTAATTTAACCCCATTCTCAACAGGCACACTTATTTTAGTGCAACCATGGGCTCTTTCTAATCCTTTAAATATTTCTTTAAATTTATTTGTGTTCATTTCATTATTTACTACTAATTTTATACTCATAATTTTGTCTTGGGCGTTTCCACTCTCGCTTTCACGCCCAATCCTAGGAATCTAGCTTACGCTAGATGATTAATATGGTGAATCGCTTTTTGATTCGTCAGATCCGTGTTTTACTTTTACTTGACCCTTGCTATTTTTTTCAGCAAAGTTTTTAGCAATTGCATAAACACTTTTATCTGTAACCGGACCAACTTTAGATACATCCCATCCAAACCATGTTCCTTTGTCATTTGACATTTGAACAGTCTTTAGATTATAAATGTGGCTATATGTTGGCGGTGTAAATAAGCCATTTTTTCCTTGGAGCTTAAGACCCATCATAATTGAGTTCCATTGTTTGCTAATCTTTAATTGAGTAGACCTCATGGATATCAATGCTGTTGATGGAGTTTTACCCATAAGAATCACAAAGTGATTAGCAGTGTTTTCCAGATAATTACCATTAGGTAATCTATCCTTCCAAGAGTTTTTATCCTTAGTAGTTGTACTCACGATAGCACTGTCTGCACTATGGATTGCTACAGGAGCACCAGTGCTACTAGCACCTCTGTCTTGCCATTCCACATACTGTCTTTCATAATGGACTGGTATAACATTTATACCTTTAGATCCATCATAAAGATCTTTGGTTACGCTATTTACAATCATTCCAGGTTCTGCTCCGCTAATAAACTTAGCATTTTGTTTATTAACCTCTGGAGATAATTGTCCTAAAACTTTCAAAAATGGTAACGCAAGATCTTCTTGCGTTATATTTTGAGAGCCAGCACCTGCATCAGCTTCGAATACATTCGTCGCTAAAGCACCTGCTTCTTTTATTTGCACTTGGTTCATGTTTCTTGTTTCCTCGTTCATTGTTTTCTCTTTATTGTTGTTTTATTTCCAGCAAATATACTGAAAAGTTCCGTTGGCATCTCTTTACCCGCCTCAATACGCTCACGGACTAACGCTTTAAGAGTCGAGGGCTCAACCTTCAACTTTTGTGTTGGTTGATACCCACGCTCTTGTGCAAGAGCAGCATAATCAGCTGCCTTGTTATCTTCGTTGTTACCAAAAGACACGGATATCTCATTTTTGATTATGTCTCCTAGTCCATTGTTACGAAGCCAGTTAAAAGCACTTTCTTTATTTGCAATAGTTATATGTGCTTTGTAATCTGTTTTAACATCTACTGAAGATCCATCCATAAGCTTAAGATGGGATAAACCCATCTCTGCCATCATGGTTGGAATTATTTCTCCAGATATATGTTCTAATTCCTTTTTTGTATTCTTTATATTGTCCTCTTGTAGTTCAAGTCTTTTTTGTAAACCTTCTAATCTTTCTACTTGATCTGCTAAAGAGTGAATATTCCCTGTTTTTTGCAAAACATTTGCTTGGTCTTTTTCAAAATCAATTGTCATCGACTTCTCCTTTCTCGTATAGGTTAATTTCAATAGGATAATATTGTCTTTCTTGTTTATCCCATTTTAGTAGATTGTATCTACCGTTTGTCATGTCAGAAACTATAGAACATGCCACACCTATAATTGCAGGATCACCTGTCAATAATAAATAATCTTCTCTTGTAAAATCCTTTAAAGATTTTCTTAATTTAAAAATTAAAGGACCTGGAGAAAAAATTATTTGAGAAAGTTCTGGTAATAAAAATTTAAATTTTCCATATTTAGCAGCCCCTATAATATTAATTTTAGGATTTCCTGCTTGGGTACCTGGAATTTCTTGTATGACGTAAACTATTTTTTCTTTCATGCTTGACAATATAATGATTAATTGTTATCTTGTCAACTAGAAAGAAGATTATGCAAAATTTAAAAATGAAAAGGACCTGCGTCCATGCAATGCTTTGCGCTAGCCTCTGTACGTCAAGCGATAACCTTCACCAGGGTGGGGGTAGCCCGGGAGCCTTTGCTCTCTCAGTAGTAAGTGCACTGAGGCTGGGAGAGTTGATATGAACTATAAATTTAAGACCAAACCTTACGCACATCAAATGACTGCGTTAGAAAAATCGTGGAATAAAGAAACCTATGCTTATTTTATGGAAATGGGTACAGGTAAAACTAAAGTGTTAATTGATAATGCTGCTATGCTCTACGAT